CGGTCGAAGCCAAGTTCTTTGCTTGGTTCCGTACCGTGTCCAAAAATCGTCCTTCGTCAGATCCGTTGATAACATAAAAATCTACTCCCAATTCATTACATAATGCTTTTGCTACTGTTGTCTTACCAATTCCTGGAGGGCCTGCAAGAAGAAGATTTGGAATCTCACCCTTCTCAACAAACTCCAAAAAAGTTTTTTTAATGTCATCAGGAAGAATACAATCCGCAATTTTATTTGGACGGTATTTCTCTACAAATAAGAAATCACTTCGTTCTTTCATAATTAAATCCAATCAGGTTTTCTTTCGGGGATGCGAAGATAATTATCAGCGACCCAGGGTTTGGAGGCAATATACATTTTGTAGGCAGTGAATGTATTAATTGAAGTATCGCACTTGAACTCATCAGGCATTGCCCTTGTGAATTCTACCACATTATTGTAGATGTGAAGACTTTTGCCAGAGTTATCAAGGAAGATAACTTCTGCTGCTTGAAGACCATCAAAGCAAGCATGAATTTTGCCATAACGATGCCGATACTCATTACAAAGAGCATAACCGTGCCGAATCAACCAGGCAAGGTTCTCATGTGATTTTGCTGCCCATTGGGTACAGGGATGATTACGGAAGGCACCCTTCTCTGTATTATAGGAGGTGCCGTCCTTCTTGGGAATGGTGCCCCAACCATAATACCACTTGGAGAAGATGACAGAGACCATTTGACAGGTCTCCAAGGGCATTTTTACAACGTGTTTATCGGGAAGTGCCACGGCAGAAATCACCGGGCACTGGTCAGTCACAAAGATGTTCATTAATTGAATGAGGAATCTGGTTCAAGCGCAATGTAGTATAGCAGATCCAGAGTACAATGGCGGAATCTGGAAAAATTGTGTCTAGATATTACAACTTCATACTTTCCAGGAAGAATTTTAAGATTTTCAACTCTAAAATTAAAAGTGAAGACTGAATCAGTCTTGCCTACAGGAATTGAAAACTCATTAGATGTGGAATTTTCCTTATCCCAAACCTTGAGACTAATAGTCTCACCGTCACCAATGGCACTTAAATCATAAACCTGATGAACAGAAGATGCTTTAATTAGCTTTTCAAGTTGATCTGAAGAAAGCTCAAAACATACATCCTCTGTCGGAAGAACAACTTCCTTTTCTGGGGGGCTTACAATTACACTTGGATCAGAAAAGTAATACTTACTTACCAAAGCACCACCAACAATTGTAAGATACGACGAATTTTCAAAATCAATTTCAGGATTTTGGTGAAGTGCAATACCATTTAAAAATTGGTTCAGATCATAAATTCCAAAATCACAGGGAATATTTTCTGAAATAGTTGCTTCAGCAAAAATATTGTTCATCAGAGAAATAGTTTTTAACTTATTTCCACTTTTGAAAAGAAGTGACTGATTGATTGATGCAAAATTTTTAAGGAGTGAGAAAGTTTTATCAGAAAGTTTCATGGGGATCTGCAATTTTATTATGAAAACCGGCAAAATGATACATTAGAATGCCGTAGTGAATGATCTTCAAAGCATCAAGTTTTGAAAATCCATTTTTCTTACCAAACCTAGCAGAATACTTAATTAAATTAGTGCGGCAAAAGGGAATTCCATCACCAATCGCATCAATAATATCAAGAACCTGAACTTTAGATTTTTCAGATGCGTAGTGAGCGTTGTAGGTTCCGACAATATAATTCTCAATTTCTCTGAGAGTTTTGTCTTCCTCATATTTCCAAAAATTGTTTGTATTGTCCATAGTTAATTACCAAGTAAATGGGGAGGTCAAGCCTCCCCGTATTATATCAAAAAGATACGCTACTGTCAACCGTGTCCGAAGAATTATCTACGGTTTCAGTTTGCTCAGCACTTTCATCAGAAACAAATGAGGCATCGACTTTATCATACAGTTCCAAGAAGGAAGTTTTAGTGTCATCATCAAATCGATTAATGCAATAACGAATTGATTTGGACTTATTTTTGAATATTGAATATGCCCGAATAATATGAACCAATCGACGAGTGGAAATAATTTCCTCAATACCACCATCATAGAAAGTTTTACGAATTACATCTGCCCAATCTGCCAACATTTTACAGAATTCATTTGGATCCTCAATACCAAGGCTTACCGCCATTTTGGTGAGAATACGAATTTCAGTTGCTACAGGTGGATATTTTTGTTCAAAGGTAACGCAGAATCGTTCCAGAAAGGCCTCATTAAGTACATTAGTTCCAATAAAACGGCCATCATCCGAACCCTTACCCTTAGTATTGGCAGTGGCAAGAATGGTAAATCCTTTTGCGGGCTTAACAAACTGACCAGTCTTCTTCAGAAATACACCATTTCCCTCCAAGATAGACTGAAGGCATAGGATTTTATTTGAAGCAAGATCAATTTCATCAAGGAGTAGCACAGCACCTCGTTGAAGGGCTTCGATGACTGGACCATTATGCCAAACAGTATCGCCATCAACCAATCGAAATCCACCGATAAGATCATCTTCATCAGTTTCAACTGTAATATTTACCCGAATCAATTCACGCTTAAGCTGAGCACAAGCTTGCTCCACAGCAAAAGTTTTTCCGTTACCAGAAAGGCCAGTAATGAAGACAGGGTAGAAAAGACGAGAAGAAATAATTTTTTTAATATCCGAAAAGTTACCAAAGCTGACGAAATTAGCATCTTTACTCGGAATAAGATTTTGTTCAATAGCTGGCACAGCTGAAGGAGAAACGTATGCCTGTTCGATTTGATCTACCACTTCGGAAGTTACCTCCAAATTCCACTTACCGTGTGCAACTTTAAACTGCTCAAGGCGACGAGTTACAGTGGGATACGAAATATTTTTAGAAGCACAATATCCCCGAATATCACCAGAGGTAATTTCTGGACCAAAATTAGTTTTGAGATCTTGAAAAATTTGATCGTCGTTCATCATGTTTTTGAGAGTCATCAGTGATGTGTTTGTTCAACAAGCCAATAATAAAACAAAAAAAGGGGGCTGTGAGCCCCCGGTGTGACAGTTTTTCAACTGGTCTTAGTCATATCTAGAATGCATTAAATCTTGCCCCCTTTCCCTAGTTGCACGACGATTCTTCACAATTTGTTCAGGTGATTTTCTTTCAGAACCACGTTCTCCAGCAGCAGGGGGTTTCTCCCCTCTAGTCTTTGGACGTTGGCCTTCAGGTCTCCCCTGCGTATTACGCATCATACGATTAACTGATTGGTATGCTTTATCACCCTTAGCACTTCCACCCTCAGGCTGCTTTTTACCCTTTCTATAATTTATTCCAGTTTCTTTAGCAAAACGGGTCTTCTCTGCAATAATATTTTCTCTCCACTCTTCACTCATATTAATCATAATAACTTCAGCCCCTTCAACATCATCAGCATATCCCTCATCAAGAAGATGATTCATGACAATATCAAAGGGATCATAAGAATCTGTAGTATACTGCTTACCCTGAAAACTAAAACTTTTAGCTCCAGAAGATTTTTGCTTAGCATATTCTTTATCAAATGCTTGAGCAACTGTTCCAACCTTCTTAGGACCAACAATTTTTGGACCAACAATTTTTGGACCAACAATTTTTGGACCAACTGCTAAACGACTACGCACAGTACCGTCAGTATCCTTCGTATTATACTTATCAGTAGATGTAGTGCTTGGAGTATCTTTAGATGACGTAGAGGATTGCATAGCTGCTGCACCAAGTCCAAGTGTAGCGGCTGTTCTAAGTCCTCTACCAATATTCAAAGCCTGTGTAGATGTAGTTAATGGGCCAGGAGCTGGTCTATTAATAAATCTATCAAGTTGTGGAAAATTGCCAGTTGGACCAGTAGCACGAATTGTTTTGCCAGGACGGGGACCAGAGGCACCACCAACAGTTTTCCAATCTTGCCAACGAGGGCCAGAGGCACCACCAGTAGTTTTAGCTGGCATATTGAATAAATCCACTTTAGGTTGTGGAGCTGGCTTAGGCTTAGCTGGCACATAAGGTTCTGCTGCCTTACTAAGCTTCATCCAATTTCTAGCATCTAAAGACTGCTGTGATGGTTGCTTAGCTGCTGGGGATCCAGCGGTTGGAGTCTTTGCCTTAAGCATATCAAGATACTTGCCAGGCTTTTGAAATTCTACTCCAGGACCTCTAGCTGCTCTTGCAGATCGGACAGAGCTAGAAGCTGCGGCACCCTTAACTACATTAGCACCCTTCTCCATAGCCTGTCTACCTAAAGCTCCACCATCAAGGCCAGGAACCTTCATTCTACCAGATTTACTAAGAGCATTAACAACACCCCTAGCTGCTTGTAAGCCAAGTCTAGCAACTGTTCCTGCTGCTGCTTCTTCAAGAAAATCTGATATGTCAAGCTCATGAGATTCAGCAAAATCATGTAAAAATTGAAGGGTTAAATCCTCAACAACTAATTGCTCAGAAAAATATTCACATTCCTCTACAGTTTCAAAAAGCTGTTGGGATATGCAAATTTCTAAAAGTACCTCATACAAATCCTGATCAAAATTTGTATGAGAGTACATATTGAAATAAGATTCTACAAGATTCATGAACTTAAACTAATATTTTAAGTATTTATATTATGCAATAAGTTCTACAAGTTCATTAAGAAATTTTTTATTCAACTTTTTAGCATTTAGAGAATTCTTAAATGCACTGGTTAGAGCTGTTTTTGTAATTTCAGTAGCATATATTGAGATTGTAGAATTATTTGAAAGACTATCTGATGGGAATCCAAAATATTTGTGATATCCCGCTCTATCAACAATTGTAATAGACCTTTCACGTTTCCACTCTTCTCGGGCGAGATCCTGCTGTTCTCCATATTCAAAGTAGTTACGATAAAAATGAGACCAATCTCCGGAACCAAGAAGACGAATTCCAATAAAACTAGTTTCGGGATAACTGTCTCGAAGAGAATCGATAATGCATTTAGTTACTCCTGCGGAGGATCCAAGTCCCAAAGAATTTTTATTAACACTATAAGTCCTTCCAGTTTTGCGAATTCTAAGAGCAGTATTTAACCCAAAATAATTTACTCCAAAATATCTAGTCGGGGTTCCACTTTGAGAGGTTCTTTCAAATTCTTTATGATAAGTTGAATTATTTGCCTCACCATCGGTTAAGACAATACAGTGAAGTTTCTGAACTCGGTTTTGCTTATTGAATTCTGGAATTAATTCATGAAGACAAGCTAAGCATTCATTCAGGGGAGTTCCAGAAAGAGTGAGCTGAGGAGGAGTAAAGTACCCATTACTATAGCTATTAGCAAACTCATATGCCATTCTATACACATTTTTCATATGAGTTTCTAGGGTTTGTAAATTACACTTACTGCTAATAAGATTGAGTAAATTAAGATCTGGACCAATATTGAGTACATTTTCTGCTTTTTGATATGAATGTTTTTTTGGAATTCGGTAGAAAGCTACAGGGTCAATTTCATAATACTCTTCAGTAAATGCGTACACATCAAAGGGAATTCCAACTCGCTTACAGAACCAAATTATATTAAACAGTTGTTTAACGGTATTGAGCATAACCTTATCCATAGACCCAGACCAATCTAGAATAAAGATCAATCCATGACTTTTACCATCAGCAAAGGTAGTTACCTTTTTAAATAAATCCTCATTATACTTATAGGTATGAATCATCCGAGTATCTAAAACACCAGTTCGAGAAGTTGATGCTCTGGCATAGGAATCTGCAGCTTTTTTACATTCAAATTCCTTTACTAGATAATTTACTTCTTTTTGAATATTTTTTTTAAATTTTGCATAGGATGAATCAATTTTTGTGTAAAGTTCGGCTGCGTATGAATCATTAGAAATGATAGTCTTATTATGCACATTAATAAGACTATGGATTTTTTCTGGAGACACAATAAGTTTTTTCAAATCAATTTTTGGAATTTCAACGTAAGCAATTTCTTCAGATTCTGGGTCATTGAGATTATTAATAGCATTTTCTAAATTTTGAGAAGTAAGAATCTCTGGATCTTTCAACTTATTATCAGTATGACTACCAGTTGGCTTATTATTCTTTCCATCAGTATTTACTTTATCAGAATCCGAAGATTTTTCACCAGTTTCTTGCCCAGTATTGGGTTGTCCATCACCAGCACCATCAGTACCATCTGAGGGAATACTTTCAACTTGCTTGGAATCACCGCTGCCCTGACCAGATTCCAATACTTCAATATGACCAGTCAATGATGCAAGATTCTCCATCTCATCCTTACAATATTTGTAAATTAATTTTGCAGCATAAACAGACTCTTCAAAAGTTTCTGCATCATTAACAATATTTAAAATTTCTAGTTCTTCATCATCAAATGGAATATCAGTAAAATTACCAATCTTACAGTGAAGATTAATTCGATCCGCTAAATTATACTTATTAAGATCAATGTCAGCAATACTAAAAAAGTCATCATCATATAATTCCTTATAACCAGAATAAAATGTCTTATTCAATCCAGCATATCGACGCTTCATTAATTTTTCAATACGAGCATCTTCAGTGATATTCACAAAGGATTTTGGAACACTTTCAACTTCACCCCATTCTTCTGTCGGGGTATAAAGTGCATGTCCAACCTCATGGCCCACCAGAAGGTCGTATACGCCCCCAGAAGCCCTGTCCCAGATCGGGAGGGTCAAAACCCTAGTATGGACATTAAAGCAAGCTGTAGAGACCTTACGGTGCTCCACTACGAGATCTTCTGTTGCCAATAGGCGGGCCAGATTTCCTTTGACTTCGTGATTGATAGGCATGTTCTTTTGGATAACTGAACATACAATACGAAAAACCCCCGCCTTTGGGGCGAGGGCTGTGACACTTTTTAAATTGGGCTAGACGTTTTTTTGCCTGCCGGAGTGCTTGTGGTTTTAGATGGCGTTTCTGCTCCTTCTTGGAGTGATGCTGCCAATTTGGAGTTGTCATGAGACAGTTTTAAACTATTTAGACTATACGACTAAATCCCTTCACCTTGTCAAATCGTATGACACTTTCAAATTTGTCATGCAATTCAGACTTATGAGAAATCACAAATATATTAGCATCCTTAATAATATAACGAATAATTTTCAAAAACTCATCCGTACCAAATCCATCCAAGGAACTATCAAAAACCTCATCCATAATGAGAAGATTTGTATTAACTGAATTTTTAAGTCTGGCAACCTCTCTCCAAGTAAAGAGTAGAGCTAAATCAATTCGCATCTTCTCCCCCTCACTAAATGAAGTGTATGAAAAACTTTCATGAATTGGAGTTCTGATGCGTTCATTAAATTCTTCATCAAGACTAAAATTAATATAAAAATCTAGCATATGAAGATATTCATTTACCTTCTGATTAATTAGTGGAAGGTAGTGTTTAATGATTTGAGTCTTTACTCCACCATCCCTAAGCAGAAGGTAAATAAAATCATAGTAGCCGTTACTATCCTTTAGTGTTAATAGATTTGACTTAACTTCATCTAAAGAACTTAAGTAGGATTCTAACTTTTCGTGTTCAATATTTTGATTTTCAAGCTGTTCGGTAATTTTTTGAATTTCCGATTGGAGTTGTTTAACTTGTTTTCGATATTCATATACTTTAGTATTATTTTGCGAAACTTCATTAGTTAAGTCAGTAACCTGTCTAGATAATTTGATAAAAGTTTTTTCTCTGGATTCTTCCTCCAGAATTGCTCTTTGAAGATTTTTATAACCATCTTGTAGTTCTTTGGCACTGGATTGGGCTTCCTCAAGTTTATTTGATCGGAAGGTTTCATCAATCTTCTGAGTACATGTAGGACAAACTGAATTATCGCTGAAAAATTTATGCTCTTTAGTAATCACAGATACCTTTTGAGATAACTTACCCTTCAGTGTTCCTAATTTTTTAAGCTTTTCAGTTGGATTAGAAAGTAACTCAAGTTCATCAGTAAAAGTTTTAACTTTCTCAGAGAGAGTAATATTATTAGTTTGGCAGCTTTCATCTAATTCATATAGTTGCTCAATCTTACTTTCCCGATTAAGAATATCTTGTTTTCCACGTTCTTCCAATTGATTAATAAAGGATTGTTGCATCTGAACTTTATCATCAAAAGATTCTAGCTTAAGTTCCAATCTCTTAATATCATCTCGATTATCCCGGATCTTATTCTTTACAATATCATTCATCGAAGAAAAGATTTTAATGTCTAAAAGATCTTCAATAACTTCTCGACGATTTGAAGCTGTTAATTGCATGAAGGGAACAAAATTTGTTGAACCCAGGACAACAATTTGAGTAAAGGATTTATAATTTAACTTTAAGATTGTTTGTTCTAAAAGTTTTTGATCATCCTTAATATCTGCACTCTGAGCTAGTTTTTGTCCATTCTTATGAATTTCAAAAATATTTGGCTTCATTCCACGAATGACTTTCCAGTTATTGGGACCAATTTCAAATTCAATTTCAACTAGACATTCTCGATCATTCTGAGAATTTATGAGTTGTGGCTTATTAATTTTTCGAAAAGGCTTATTGAAAAGAACAAATGTTAGCGCATCAAGAACAGTACTTTTACCAGCACCATTAGAACCAATAATTAAAGTAGTCTCATTATCATTCAATTCAATTTCAGTTGGATGATTTCCGGTACTTAAAAAGTTACGCCAAGAAATTTTTTTAAAGAGTATCATGGTAATCTGGAGGAATCATTAAATCATCAGGAGTAATTATCATATATGTGTAGTTATTTCTCTTACAGGTTTCTATTGCAGTATCGTCTTTAATTTCAATAACTTTTAACTTCGGGTAGTTATCTGCTTCCAAGAGACCAACATATCTTTCTGCATCATCTTCATCTGAAAAAATATATAAGATTTTCTCTCCATATTCATTTTCAACTGCATAGAATCCTTCAGATATATTGTTCCTTAAAGCTATAACGTACATTACTCAACCTCACACGCTTCCCTATAAATCATTTCTAGATAATTTTTGATAGTTTTTTTGTTGAGAGAAATTTCAGAATCTTCCACATAGCTATTTAATATTGAAATTGTATCTTCAATTTGATTGATGTCTACACTTTTAGAGTTTAAATTTATATTTTCAACAATTTTAACCTCATGACAATTTGATGAAACCAGTTTATCTAAAAATGTATCATAGTTTAGTTGATTAGTTTTTTTCTCAACAATTAATTTAATGTATTTATTTTCACAGGTAGAGAAATCAAATGTCAGATAATCTGTATCCTCATAGTATATTTTTTTGAATAGCTCAAATGGATTATCTATTGAAGTTAGTTTGAGTGTTTCAGTATCAAAGATATGAAATCCTCTAGAATCTCCACAGTCATTCCAATACATTTGATAGGGATTTCCTAGATAAAATATCTTACCATTATTACTACGAGTGTGATAGTGGCCAGAAAATACTCGACGATATTTTGAAAATATACTTGGATCTAATCCATTCTCCTGAATCATTCCCTTATACATTGAAAAACCACTCAACTCCAAATGCCCCATAACCACTTTAGATTTTGAAGTACTTATCATATCAAATGTCTTGGATTGATTTTCCTCATTGATCCAAGGAATAAAGAGAATGTCTAGGCCACCAATTGTATGCTCAATAGTTTCTGGAATTGAAATTAAATTCTTATACTTACCGAGAGTAACTTCAATTGTGTTTACTTCATTAGTGTTTTTATAGTATGCTGTATGGTTTCCAATTATAGTATATACTGTAATACCCATACTGTCAAGACGATCATAAAAGTTATCCTGAGCCCACTTCAAACTCCAAAGATCAATAACCTTTCGATTGTCAAAGGTATCACCCATGTCAATCACTGTAGTAATATTTTCTCTCTCTAGTGTTGGAAAAAAGATCTCATCATAAAATTTTTTAAAGTATTCATGATATATCTTACTACCCTTCTTAACACCAAAGTGTTGATCCGTAATAATTGCAACTTTCATCAGTTATAGATCATTTTACTGTGTACAGAATTTTTGATTCCATTGTAATCGGAATCGCTTCCATCGAGAATATTTTTATCAGAAACAAATACCTCATCAAATCCAGTTTGTTCGAGTAGTTTAGTTTTGATATCTAACTGTCTCTTTTCTCTCTCAATTCTTCTCAAAAAGGCATACCATATAATTTGAGTAAAATATGCAAAAGGATTTCCTCGGTTTGTATCAAAATTGTCAATATACTGAACACAATTTTCTATGCCATCAGAAATCATGTCTTCCCGAAACATGTAGTTGACAAAATTTGGCTTATATGATAGATGAGTGGCAATCTTAAGAAAACACTCACCAATGTATCTTGGAATACGAGGTCTTGCTGTGTCTTCCCGTTTGGCCTTCTGGACTTCCTGCTTAAATTCAGTCAGAGCATGAAGGAATTCTTTATTATTCACATAATGCTCTGAGTTCTTGGTTCTCTTGGCCATATCGGTTAAATGCGGGTATTCATATTATAGCACAATTAGGGGGGGTTGACAAGACCTCCAGATGCTGCTATAATAACTCTGTCAGGGTTGATAAGGGGTATATAGATAATACTTAGAGATTATTAGAGACTCTTAATTATTTTTATAGATCTTCTCTAAACCTCTTCTAAAGTCTTCTACGTTAGATATATATCCCATAGATTTACTAGGTTTTAATTTACTACTCATATTTAATTGTGAAATATAATTCTCATAGACAGACTTCATTTTTTCATCATGTACCTCACTAATAGTAATTACCTTATCAATGTAGATAAAGTGTAGAGATTCTCCACTATACTTAATCCAAGGTTGAATTTTAACAACTACTCCAAGTGGAGTTTCGTATTCTTTCATAACAATTGGATTATCAAGAATTAATAAGATCTGATCATCCTCATGACATGCACAAACTAGAGATAGTACTTCCTCACCGGAAACTAGTTTAACAATAGCTAAAAAATCTTCTTCTATCATGTTTTCATATCCACTTGTATAATTTCATAGTTAAAGGATTCTTCATTATAAATTTTAATTCTTTCCATAAGATGATTTAATGTATAATTTTTTACATTCTTAGAAGAGATATCATCGGATACATCATAGAGAATTGCCTTTACCTTATTAGCACCCTTTCGTAAAACTCTTCCAATACTTTGTAAATTTCTAATACGAGATTTACTTGGTGAGGCAAAGATTACATTATGAAGATTTTTAATATTAATGCCTGTGGAAAAGGTTCCGTAGGATGCAATAATAATGGCATTATTTTCTTCTTCAGTTAATCTTCGAACTTCCTCACGTTCTTCTACATCAACTCCACCATAGACAAAGAATACTTTTCGTTCAATCTCCTTGCTACTATTTATTAGATCATAGAGAACCCTTCCATGAGATTCTACTCGACTGTAGAGAATAAGAGTATTTCCCTTTAACTCTAAGGATAAATTTTTTATGAAGTTATTTCTCTTTTGATGACTAATTAAGTACTGTATTTCATCCTCATAGGTTTCAAATTTTTTATAGCTATGCTTTAGAAGTAAAATTTTAATGTCTAGCTTAGAAACGTGACCCTTATCTATGAGTTCCTTAGTCTTTGTTACACTATATGATGGTCCAAAGAGTCCCTCTAGAATCCACTTATGAGTTTGAGTTCCATCTAAGGTTCCAGTAAATCCAAATCGATACTTACAGTCATGAAGCTTTGACATAATATCAACCAAAGATTTAGACTTAAAGAGATGAGCCTCATCTCCCACTACTACATCAAAGTCCTTAAAGAAACTCTTATCTAACTTGTATATTGATTGCCAGGTAGTAATTGTTACTGGATATTCGTTTGTCTTCTCTCTTCCAGAATATATTCTATGACAATACTGAGAGGCATTCCATCCATAATCTTCAAAGTCCTTAAACATCTGTTCAACAAGAGATGTTGTTGGAACTACAATAAGCGTTGATAGACCCTTTTCGACATAGTAACGAATTACGCTGTAGATCATTAAAGACTTTCCAGAAGCTGTTGGTGATATGAGAAGTTTTCGATTAAATCTAAGTGCATTATAGACTCCATCTACCTGATAGTCTCTTGGCTCATATTTTGAAACCTTCTTCATGTACTCTAAGACACTCTCCCTAGAAATCATTTCATTGACTTCAAAGGGAACTCCATAAAATTTACTATCTACAAATTCATAGGTATAGTTATGTTGATCACAGAAGGTAATAACTTTATCTAATAGACCAACATAAATTTCTCCAGTTGCATTTGAAAATAATCTAATTTTCCCATCCCAGTACTTTTTTCTATACTGGGGCATAAATTTTGCATTAGGAACTTCAAAGGTGAACCTATCGGATAATTCTTGAAATACGTGAGGTTCGGATTGAATTTTTAACTATACTTCATTCTTCTTAGAGATTATTAAATGACTCATTAACTATACCCGTGTGTAAATTTTTGAAACTCTATGGCATTTTTGATTTGATATGTTCTATCCTTAATTGTCTTTAGGATGCTATCCAAATAATTGAGAATTGTTTGATAGTAGTCAATCTTTGCTATAAGTTTTCTTAGATCTGCATCTGAATCTAGATAC